TTTCCATCTGCATTTGGAGTATCTCCAAAGTAAACAGTATTAGATATTCCACTCACTTTAAATCCTGAAGATTTTATATTAAATCCAGAAAGTCTTTTTACATAGAATGCATTTCTAAAGCAAATTTCATATTGTGCAAATTTATTTTGAGAAACTTTCAAGTCTCTTCTAATTTGCAATCTTGTAATATTTGAAGTAATTGAACTATCTGTTTTATCTACAATGGACTGATATTTACTATACTTAAATCTTGCACCATACTTGTTCAATTCTTCAGATTTTCCATACTTATTAATATTGTCTAAGATCTTAGTCTTTAAGAATTCAGAACTTAATGTTGTATTTGTATTATAATATGCATTAGTTTCAATCTCAATATACAAGAACTTAATGTCTAATATCTCAGGAGATATTCCAGCAACACTAAAGTTTTTAAGTTCTCTTTTTATATTATCCTTTACTTTATTTGAAATAAAAGAGCCAAATCTTGGTTTAATTGATATGAAAACTTTTCCGAATTGTGGTGGTTGTAACTCTTCTCCACCAAATGCACTAACAGAATCTGCTTCCGGATAAATTCTTGCAACTATTGTTTCATAATCTGAAGCAGTTACTGCTCTATTTTGTGCTGCATATAATCTTGGAGCAAAATTTCTAATAGAATTTACTGATTCTATATTAGATCCAAGAGAAGAACCTACATTGGTTGTTAATAGTGAAATATTTTCGGCAATATTATTTCCATTACTATCGACTAATCTTCCACTGAAGTTAAAGTTTGAAACACCATTAGATGATTCTCCAGAACTAATCAAATATGAAACCTCAATATAATTACCATTTATCAATTTATTTCCAAAAACACCATCACCAAAAATTAATTCATATCTTTCATCTTCAATTTCTTGAAGGAAGTATACCTTTGATGAAGATGTAACATCTAAAATACTTGAAGAGTTTGTATATTTTCTAAAAGAACTAGAATCCTCAGTATCTCTTACTGATACCAATAATGTTGTGGTATCTATTCCTCTATTCTCAAGTATGAATCTTTGAGCTACATTTGTTGAATCTACAGTAAAATTAGTCTTAAATAGTGAACCTTCCAAAATTTCAATAGAGTCAAAAAATGCAGTACCATTAATCACAGGTACTGTTATATCATTTAGAATTGAAAATGTAAATACAAGATTTCCAAAAGATATACTTCTACAAACAGTTCCTGATTTAAGAGTTACAAATGATGCATTACCTTCTACTCCTACAGAAAATGAAATATTTGCCTTAGAAGATCTTACAGATTTTGGAACATATCCAATATTTCTTGCAAGTGATACGATATTTTCTCTTAATGTTGCACTATCAATAAAAACCTCATTACTTACCATATTGGCATTGTATGAGGCAATATAGGTGTTGTAGGCTAGTGTATCGATTATAATCGAAAGGTTTGAACCTTCAAAATCATAATCAGTAAAATTTGAATTCGATCTTAGATAATCTCGAATTGATGATTTTATTTGATCGAAATCTAAATTTGTAAAATTAACTAGAGACATTATCGTACTGACTGTAGTGCAAATGTGAGTTGTTGAGGTTGTGCATCTATTCCAACAATAAAATATCTAATAGTTACGTTTAATTCATTGTTGTCAAGTGGAGGACTAACATCAACACCAATAAGTTTTACCCTAGGCTCATAATTTTCTATAGTTTTTGTAATTTCATCCTGCAATTCTATTTCTGTTATATTACTATAATTCTCAAAAAGACTCTGAGAGACATTTGAACCAAGATTTTGATTAAAAAATCTCTCTCCAGGTGAAGTTAGGACTAAATTGCGAACAGAGCGAGCAATAGCAGTCTCATTTTTAATATCAATGAGATCATAGGATATTGGATTAACCTGCAAAGACAAGCTAATATCCTTAAATTGTTTACTAACTCGCTCTGCTGGCATTAATAGGATCTAATTCTATCTTATTTATCACCCAAAAATGGGTTCTGTTCCGTATTCCCAGTCATCATAGTCTTCATCATTACGAATTTTTTCATGAATTTCCTTCTGGACAACAAAATCATGTCTTTTTGGAGTCATATTATCATTATTAATCTCACGAAGCATCTTTTTTTCTGGTGTTTTGGACCAATAATCAGTAATTAATCCGCTTGTCCCCCACATTTCTCTCATATAACTCGAATCTCGGTCTGGATTTGGGTGCATTGCCATCTGTTTTCTCCTTTTTGAGGTTTAACAGAACTTTTTACGGGGTTTCTATCCCGCGATTTATGTCCAGTGATTGTTTGGTTTCTCCCACCAGTAATGCAAATCTTCTATATCATCATTATAGTATAGTGAAACCATATCACTTTGGAATTTGCTATTGATATTTTCACATAATGCTACGGTATAATAATTTTTTTCTGTAAATTTTTTCATTATTTCAGTAATCCAGGTATAAGTTCCGCCTTTGATTACACCTGCTTCAATTAAAACAAAGTTTTCCCAATCTAAAATCCAGTCAATATAGTTTAGTTCAAAATTGATTTGATATTTTTTCGGATCTTCATCAGGAAAAGGTACATTCACACACTCAATATGAAAAATCTCCCGCCCCATTGATAATGAGTGCGAGAGATGTTGAGTCACAATACTTGAATAATCAGGAGAAACGCACAAGAAACAAGTTTTACTTGGGTGAATGTCCCAATCGGACATTTTAATCTTATACGCTAACTCCTGAATAAGTGCTAGTTCTTTATCTTGGGATATAAATTTTAAATTTTTCATTTTAATTTATATCTCTAGATTATATCTTATTTATTTTCCTTGACCCCGATACTTTTTCTTACGTCCATTACGAGATGTTGCTGAAAGTAAGGTACGAGAAGAACGACCTTGACGAGTCTTTTTAGGAGCTCCTGGAACAAATGTAATTTTATTATAAGCCATAATGTTTTACCTCAAATAATACGAGTTTTTTCATGTCCAACACGAATCCGAGGATCGCACCAGATCTCATAACCTGCTTCCTTAGCATCAAGACAGAATGATACGTCTTCTCCACACATATCCTGAACATTACCAGATTCAAATTGTTGCATCTTAGGTGCAAACCAAGGATATTCGAGATTCTCAAAGACTCCCTTCTTAATCAATACCCATCCAAATCCAGTGTAATCAACAGTAAATGGCTTCTTACGCTTTGAAATACCATCAACCATCTCATGATTCATCACACCTCCATTGTTACGGAAATCATCTTCCTCCAACCAGTGTGCGACAGATGTTGTGCGTCCATCTTCTGTGGCATACCATCCTGCAACAATCTCCTTCTCTTCCTCCTCCTCATTCAGTGCTAGATCACAAAGTTGCCAGAACTTGTTTGAATCAAAGACAATATCCGAGTCAATCCAAAGTTGATAATCATATTCAAGTTTCCCATCCCAAGGTACTTGCTTTGGACCTCTTAATACATTTGCTCCAAGACACTTGCAACGAGCAAAATTAACCATTGATGAATAGTCTTGACTAATCTGAATGCTCATTCCATTCTGTACAATATCAAAACATAATTGTACAAATGCTTTTAGAAAAATATATGAACATCCACGACCTGGAAGACAGAATACAATTGACTTGCCTCGCATCCTCTCTTTGATTGCCGTATAATCCCACTCCTCCTCTTGGGGTTTTTTAACAGTTGGTGGGTTTGCTTTTACTGTGAATCCTTTTGCCATAATTGAAATTTGGGTTCAGTTCAATTTTACTCCCTATTTAGGGTCTTGTCAATGTGACGAATTTAATTCTGCCATACGATTGACTGTCAGTTCCTCATATGTTAGATCTTCTACACAATACTCAGTATTCAGTAGGTCTATCATATTATTCAGTGTCTTCCAAGTAACACTGAACTCATCCTCACTGATAGAATGAAATATGCACTTATCCTTTGCATATATGTGATATGTCTTGACTTGCTGGCTCATAAAAAATATCTGAAAATTTTTTCTTTCAGTCTTATTTCGATACTGCATTATATATCACAATAATACAAAGTCCCAGTGCTGTATACAAAGGAAATCGAAATACCTCAAAAAATCTCCCAGGATACCTTATTAACCACCCCGCAAAGATTACCTTCCAAAAATTCAAATATGGTCGGGGTTTTCTCATGATTTTTTTCTCCGCGAATTTTTTTTCATTCTTTATATCTCTCTCGCGTTTTGTCACCTCTGTAGGTTAGGGTAGTTATGGGTTTTTATAACCGCACGCCCGCCTATAAGAATAAACAATCAATCGTATATACTGCGATAACGAATAACGAATAAACTGCGATTGAACGAATAAAGAATAAAGAACTCATAAGGGCACTGTGTATCACGAATGCCCCTCACGAGTAAGCATCACTCAGGCAGCGATATCTTCAGGGAGAAGATTAACTACTGCTTGCACTCCAGCGATATGCAAAGTGTTGACAAATTGCATTGCTTGATTGATAGTGGGAAACTCTACAGTACGCTCCACATTGTCTTGTACGTTAGTGAAGGTGACGGTGCGTGATTGTGTCATTTGAGTGTTAGTAACGAATGATGTGGTTGACGTAATTTAGACCCCAAGAGTAAGCATCATCAGGATCCTTCAATGTTTGCTTGACGGAATACTTATAGCCGTCTTCGGTTTCTCTCTGAAAGACCCATACATTCCACCTACCAGACTTTGCTTGTTGAACGAAGAATGCGCGGGTCTCAGTGTTAGAAACGAACATGGAGTGAGTGATACTTAAGGTCAGAGATCTTGCATCATTTCGTTCATCTCATCGGCATCGATTGCAGGGTCATTCCATACAACACCGTCGCCAGTTTGACCGATGAAACGACCAATCTGCCCCTCCATCATACAGCGAACGAACTTATCCCAAGGGGTCTCATTGTCCCCACAATACTCTACACATGCCTTGGCAGTGTTGTAGAGGAATTCATTATTCTGCACCCAGAGGGAAGCATTCCAAGTCTCGTAGTTTGCCCAGCCGTTGAACGTTTGATTGAAGAGAGTCGTAGTCATTTAAGAACGAATGAGATTTAAACTTAGCGGGGTTGCGTCCCCTTACACTACTGAGACACTTTAAAGGGCTCAGTTACTGTGACTCACCACATAAAACGCATAACTTAAAGGGCAACGGTTAAAGACACTGAGAGGCACCTAGAAGCGCCTCTAAGGTATCAGAACTGCACTGGCAGTAGGGTAGGACCATCAGACGCATAATTGCCCGATTCTTTACCCTCACTGTCACTCACAAGTGCATTCAAAATCTCAAGGATTTGAGCACCGTTGTTACCTTGACGCAGTGCAGTAAGCATCACTTCCTTAGACATGTTTGAGTCGGTTGGTTACACTACTGAGACACTTTGTGTGGCTCAGTTACTGCTACTCACCAACGGTCTGGTGTACTTAAGTCCTCCACATATGCATCACACTTCTCTGCAGGTTCAAGCTTGAAGAGTTTTTCCCAATCAAGTTGATGAGGGTTAAAGTCTGCAAGTGCTTCAATTTCCAGAGTGATACGATAACGATGCTTCTGGGCCTGAAGATAACTGAGAGACATGATTCGCTCCTTTGTTGTGACTTGAGTATTCTAGGATATCAGTGCAGAAATGTCAAGAATCGTCGGAGTATTTATCTGGCACAGTGTTATTTTGTGCGTCTTATGTGTGGGATTTTTGACCTTGTGGGTTGACAAAGTGCGGTCCTTATGTTATGCTCGCTAAGATCACAAGACCTCGAAGGGTTTAAAAGGTTTTAGCACACATACCTGAGCACAATATAAAGGTTTTAGCACACATATCTCAGCACAATATAAAGGTTTTAAGAACCTTATTATTGATATTAATTCGTATCATTACTCCAGTTAATAACATTAATTATCAAAGAAATAAAACTTTCAGCTTAATTTTTAATTACATTTTTAATCGTTTTTTATATCTTTTTAACCTTATTTTGATACAAAAACATTAAAAAAGGCACCCGTAAAGAGTGCCTCTATGAAATACTTTCTTCTTGACATTTAGGCAAACATGAACCCATCTTCGAATTCGTACTCATTGAAAACGGGGGAAGTTCCTGCCTGTCCGATGAACTTATGAACATACCAATTCCAGTTCTTTTGGATTACACATTCTCCCTTGATTCCGTGCTCTGAAAGAATAGCATTGAGACGGGATTTAGTGGTAGCAGATTGCCAACCACCATCAAAGATTTGAACAAAGTCATCACCAATCTCAGCAATCTTGTTGCCGTGAAGATACACACGGGAGACTCCATCGTGGTCAGCAATAACCTCAGTGTTGCCAGACTTCCAGTTGCGGAAGTCACGAATAGCAGCGTTCATTTGTTGTTCGATCTTACGCATGTTGAGAAAAGAGAAAAGGATTTCTGTGTGTCATTTAATTAAAGAGAGTGAAGGATTTGGATGCTAAAACTTTATCATTCTCATCATACTTTTCATAGTTCCAGGTATCATCTTCAATGTGCATGTAGGTGTGAACATTACCCTTGGAATCTTCTTTAAAGAATGATCCTGCCTGCGGATCATAAGTATAATCAGAGTGCAAAAGTGCAGTTTCAAAAGTCATCATTGTCATTTGGTTTCTTGTGGTTGTTTGCTTCCTATACTACTGAGACACTTTAAGGGGCTCAGTATTCATCAGACCATCACACCCTCATGTATATCAACTCGACCATTTTTTTCGAAAACGGTATAGTCAACTCCTGGTGCATATTGAGTAATTACAGACCAGGAATCTTCATTGTGCTTTGTGATCACATATCCATGAATGTTCCCTTCTTTGAGAATAGTTTGACCAGTGCGATATGCGCTCTCTAAAGTAACGCAAACCTTACGATCTACACAGAATTCTTGAAGAGAATTGGTGGAAAGAATGAAGAGAGTGAAAAAAGTCATTTAGTTAGGTTCCTTATACTACTGAGACACTTTAGGGGGCTCAGTAGGGTTTTAGTTAAGAATGTTGTGAGAATTG